TTTGATAGCAACCTGTTGTTCGTTAGCCGACTTAGCTTTGTAGTCTGGACTAGCAATCAAGTCTGCAACAACTGCCCTGAACTCTGGTGCAGCAAGTTGAATACGAATGTTGTCATAGTCTCTGCTGCCTGTAGTTTTAACAACACTGTACGGTTGAATGTTCAAACGAACTAGCTCATTCTCAATAGCCGTTGTAGGCGGTGTAGGTCTTGTGCCTGTAAACTGACGCTGCACTGTCGGTGTCTGTTGCTCTGTAGCTTGGAACAGGCTAGGACGGCTTTGCAGCAGATCACGAGCACCGGGGATAGGCGCAGCAATGGCTGCACCAGCAGCCTCAACAAAGGGCGGTACAGCGCCTGCCATAGCTGTTGAAGCCTTAGCATCCACCACACGCATATCACCTAACAAGAAGTTGACAGCATCATAGACTGGGTTCATCACGTTATCAAAACGACTGATGAAGTCACCAACGAGTTGACCGCCCTTCTTAGCGGCGCTGTCAGAGATGCCACCTTCCACCAACTCAGCCATCGAATCCATCACAGTCTTTTGAACACCAGCGGATCGTCCCATACCTGCAATGATTTCGCTAAATTTAACACCATCAAAGTTGCGAACACGACCAAGTCCCAACAATTCATATTGGTTAATCAATGTCTGCTTCTTAGGATCGTTAGCGTCCATTGCATCGGCCTGTGCCTTAATCTTGTCAGCCTCTGTTGCTCGTTCTTCTGGTGACATATTCATTGTGTACCAGAGTTCTTTACCCATATCCTTCATCACCAGCGTAGCTTCAGCAAGCGCCATAATGTTGACATACGGGAACAAGGTGCTTCCGTCTTTGACGTTACCATCACTGTCTTTGTATTGGTAGAAAGCAGTGTCAGCATTGTCTTCTCTGTAGGCCATAGCGCCAACAATAGCTGCTGTACCAACAACACTATCCAACACCTTACGTTTACCGTCATACGACATACCAGCAGCCTCAACAGCCTTACCCTCAGCACGAAGCTTAGCGGCTTTGTTCAACTCTTGAATACCACCAACACCGCTGAATGGTGTCAGTCGATATGTGTAGCGCACAGCGTTCAATTGGAAGCGAAGGAAAGGCACAGCAATGTCTTTGATAACACCAGCGCCTGCATTCTGATTAGCCAAGCGCAACACATGGAAGGCTGCATCTTCTGCAAAGCCTTCAATGCTTTTTTCACCAGTCTTCTTAAAGTCGTAGGAGAATGTCAGCTTCATTGTGTCTTCAGCAGCAGCTTTTAACAACGAAGCAGGTACAGGTTTGTCATTGGCAATGAAGTCTTCAAAGTCTAAGCCAACATCCTTCATTCGATTCTTAACGCTTTGCAAGAATACAGGACCGCGAACAACACCGTCAACAGCACGGTTAAAGATGTTGATTGTTCGGATGATGTCTGGAGCGTCACTCAGGTCTGCTTCAGCGCCTACGTTGTTGATAAGGTTGTTCAAACGTGGGTTGTTCTTCAGCGCAATCTCTGACAACTCTTTGGTGTAGCCTGCATCCATCAAACGAGACAACACATAACCACCGTCAGCGAAGATGCCACCAATGTCTTCCTGCACACGAGCAGCAGTGATTGGAGCACCATTACCACGCAAATCATTGACCATCCTACCCGCTGTACGAATAGTTGCTTCCATGATGTCACCAGCAGTTTGAATACCGATAGTGCCTGTAAGACCAATGGCGTTCATCACAGCGGTACTAAGACCAGCAGTGGATGCACCAACAGATGCACCAGTCACTTTCTTAACACCAGTGAATGCTGAGCCTGACAGGTATTCTGTACCAGCACCAGCGTTCAACATACGCTTGAATGCGTCTTCCAACTCAGGATCACCAGCAGACATCTTACGCAGCAAGTCAGCGGTTGACTTAGCCTGTTGCAGGAAAGCACCAGCCTCTGATGCCTGCACTTTAAACATCTCAAGGAAGTCAGCAGGCTTAACACCAGCCCTTGTAGCAGCTTGTTGAATGATGTCTTCGTCTGCCACATTCAATGCATCAACAATACCCTGCACTGTCCTAACTTCTTCAAGGTTTGGACGAAGGTCTGGGTTGTCAATGAAGAGTTGCTTAGCCACTTTGAAGATGTCATCGACAATGGGTTTCTTCAACACAGACTCAGTGACATTGGTAGGTGGTGATACTTGGTCAAGCGTAGCTTCTCTGGTTTCTTGACGAACCTGTGCAGATTCAAACAGAGGCTTCACTTGCTTTTCTTTTTCAGCAAACTTAGCTTTGAAAGCTTCAGTGGCTGCATCAACTTCAGCAGGCTTCTTCGCAGCACGAAGATCATCAAGACGCTCAGCAACACGCTTGCCACCAGACGCAACAGTCTTTGCAGCAACAGCGCCTTCAATAGCCATACTCAGACCTGCAACAGCAGCAGTTTCAACATAGCTAACTTCATCACGTAAAGCCAATTCAATGTCTTGCTTTTGTTGAACAATATTGGAGCCAGCAGCAACAGCACCTTCAGTGGCGGCTGTAACACCAGCGGCTTTCAGTTGTGTCTTAGCTAGAGCCTGTGTTGTTCTTAAAGCAGCTTGCTTGTAAGCAAAACCAGCACCACCACCAACATATGTGAAAGGGTCAGTGGCAACATTAGCCACCGTTTCCATAATGTCACCACCCATCTTACCAACCAAGTCACGAGCCTTCAGCGACAGTTCTTTCTGTCGTGGTGTAGCATTAGACAGGTATGTCAGTTCATCTACTTCTTCAGATGTAGAGCGCACAAAGGATGACCTGAAGTCCTCCATCAACTTCACAGGGTCTTTAGCAAGTAGTTTGTTAGGCTGTCGTGTCTTCAAATACTCGGTGGCAAACGTCACAATCTCTGGAGACTGTGCAGCAATCTTCGGTGTCAGTCCTTCATTGCGTCCACCAAACTTCTGTTTAGGCACCATACCGAAAGCAGCACCACCAGTGCCCTCGACAGGAGCAGTGACGCTTGGTTGTGGTTTAGGTGTCAGAGTGTCAATAGCCTTATCCAAAGCTGTGAAGTCTCTACCTGTAGCAATCTCAACAGGCTTCTTAGCTTCAACAGGACGTGCTCTACCACTGGCTTTAGGAACCATACCAAAGGCAGCACCACCTTCACCAGTGATGGGGGCTGTGACGCTTGGTACAGGCTGCTGCGCCATGCGTTCAATTTGCTGTGGTGTAGGCTTAACAGAGGTGGTTGTCTCTTGGTCAAACTGATCAAAGATGTTTGACGGCTTAGCAACTACTACAGGCTTTGTCGGTTGTTCATCGAATTGGTCAAAGATGTTTGCCATTTATTATTTTCCGAGATAGGTCTTTGCCGAATAGCCGGGATACTTCTTCTCAAACTCATCAGCAATCTGTGGGTTAGCTTTCAACAAATCAATAGCTGCCTGTGGTGGTGCTTTACCTTTTACTGGTGCTATGACAGCATTGTCAGTAAGCGGTGATTGATTCACTTGCTGATTAGTCTGAACAGGCGCAGGTGCTGACGGACTTGCAGCCAAGTCATTGGCAGAGATGTTGAAGTTGAGCATCAATTGTTCGGCAACAGGTGTACGAGGTGTACCATCAGATAATACATAACCATTGGCCTTCAATGCCTGTGCTGTAAGTTGACGCTCTTTAGCAAACAACTCTCGTTGCTGTTCAATACCAAGACCCGCCTTTTGTGTACGCGAAGTGATGGTAGTGTCTGTAGCAGGATCGGTGAAGGTTTTGAAGTCAACGTACTTGTTCCAGTCAAAGCCCTTGTCTTCTTTCATACGAGTGTTGACATAGTCGTTAATACTTGTCTTCATCTTGTTGTAAGTCTCTTGCTTCTCTTTAGGATCAGTGGCGCGTGTAGCTTGGTTATGTTGTTTGATAGAAGCCTGATACCCTTTAATCTCAGTATCCAAAGCTTTGATTTGAGCAGGGTCTTTAGAGTCTGCCTTCTTCACCAGAAGTCGATTCACACGAGCCTCTAGCGATTTATCAACAACATCTTCAAGTTTGGCAATCTCTGTTTTTACAACGTCAATCTTTTCTGTAGCCGCTTTATACTCAGGACTGTTTTCTCCAAACTGCTGAGCAGCCTGAATCACAGCAACCTCCAACTTGTCTTTAATTTCTTTGGCGTTACTTGGTTGCTTTTGCATTGATGTAAAATCAAACTCAGCACCAGCATCAATCTCAGGACGTTTGAACCCACTGGCGGCACGAAGCTGTTCAATGGAAACACCCATAGCTCTAGCGGTTTGCTCTTCAGCTTTACTGGCTGCACGATCTGATGCACCCTTTCTAATCTGAGCAAAGAAGTTGGTGTCTTCATCAACAACAATCCCTTCAGCTTTACGAGCACTCTTAGACACTTCAGGAATCGATGTATAAGCTTTCATCGCTTCTTCAAAGGAGCGCTTAGACGCATTAGCTTCTTTGATCTTTACAAAGTCAGCCACTCTGAAATTACCGGGATTGGCTTCAGCAGCTTTGACTGCCATTTCCATAGCAGCATCATTGGTGGCAGCAGCAAACAATTCAGCATCTGTGGCTGTGCTGTCAAAGGTCTTTAAGATTTCTTTGTTCTTTAGAAACTTATCTTCAAGCTTACGGTTTTCAGCCATCACCTTGTCGTAGTTTTCTTTGAGTGCTTTAACACCATACATCCCAACCTTAGACGCTTCTTCCTCGTCTTTCTTGAGAGTGTCTACAACGGCTTCAGCGGCACCAGCCGCAAATGAACTAAACTTGAATCCCATTACATACTCTCCATCTTCTTAGGCTTACGAGCCATCAAGCCTGAAAGCTCCACTTGAGGTTCAACAACTTCTTCAACAGCAACCGAAGCTTTCTTCATTGCTTGTTTCACTACACGATCAGGAATCGTACCCGCATCTTCGTCTTCTTCAAACACTTGATACTTAACTCCATGCAGTTCAGCAGTGGTCTTCAACATCTCAATGATGACAGGAACAACCAATATACCAGTATCGATTGTGTGAATACCTGAAGCTACACCGGACAACATCATTCCATTAGCCAATGCTGCCAATGGTACACCAGTCTCAATAGCATCGAGAGTGGAGTTGATCATACTAGCAGACGACAGATTGGTGACGTATCCTTGAGCAACGTCATTCACTGTAACAAATTTAGGTGGTGTAGACCAAGGACGACTCTTAGGTTCTGCTGTCCACGAAATACCGGGTGGTACAGGTTTGATAAGATCAACGGGACTAAGATTAGCCATTCTTCATTTCCTCTCGTGACTGTCGAATACTTTGTACAAAGCTGGCAATAACATCCAACTCAGTTTGCTTTGAAGATGCGGAAGGTTTTGTTGGCGCTAACAATCCTTTAGCTTCCTTAGTTTTCTTTGCTCCTTTTTCTTTAGAAGAAATTAGAGCTTCGATTTTATTCATGTAGTTTTTGATGTGTTGCATTTTAGTCCTTCATTACCCACCAATAATCTTCGATATGGTGTCCCAGTTCTTCACACCTTCAATGAACAACTTACCCCAAGAAGCACTTGAATCAGCATCAGCTTTAATGTTAGCAACATCTTTCTGCACAGAAGCAATTGCCAGATTAGCAATACGATCTTTACCACTTTCACCAGTCTTCCAAGACATCTCTAACAAGTCTCGATAAGTCTGACTCTGTTGTGCATATTGAGAAGCTGACAAGTCTGTAGCGTTCTTAGCATTCACAGCATTGGCTGCATTAACAGCGGCAGTATTTGCAGTGGACACTTCAGCCAACAACCTAGCGTTAGCTACGTTAATCTCCGTAGCCATTTTAGCATTGAAGTCTTCACGATCATTACGCTCTTGAGCATTGAACTTAATCAATTCATTAGCAGCGTCCATGTTGGCAACAGCAAGTTTGTTTGATTCAGAAGCGGAGAACTGTTGTGCAGTGAGGGCCAATGTTGCAGAAACTTTATCAGCTTCCATTTTGTTGGTGGCATTGGTAGCGCGTGTAGCGTTTTCAAAACCAGCATCACTAACAAGACTATTGACAACAGACTGTGACTTAAATATTGCCAGTTGCTGACGATTGTCCAAGTTCTTCAGATCGGTAGCCAAGAAAGCCTGTGCATTCTGTACAGCAGCTTGTTGACGGTTGTTCAAGTTCTGTGTCTCCAAGCGAGACATGGCAGCAGCTTGCTCCAGCACCAATGCGTTCCTTGCCGACAGATTAGCAATGTCCATTGTGTTAGTCAACCGAGCATTCTCTAAAGCAATGGTTACATTGGCATCAAAGTTCTTGTTAGCAATGTCACTAATCTTTGCAGCGTTCAACACACGAGTTTGAAAGTTTTGATCAAACTCTTGACCAAGAAACTGAGCACGTTGTTGACCAACCAACACAGCAACTTGCTGACGATTGGACAAGTTGGTCAACCCCATCTGTTCAAACACTTTAGCGTCAGCAGCGGCAATCGGTGTAGCAGCCTCAAGCGTAGCTTGAATGATGGCTTGACCAGCCAAGCTAGATGCTCCCAGACCACGAGCAGCAAGCTGTGCTGTAGCGGTACGAAGCGATGCAGCCGCCCAAGGTGGTGGAGCACCAGCATCAAAGTCGGTCAACAGCTTGTTCAACTGACCCTGTGTAGTCATCTCTTCAGTGACAACACCCTGAGCAGCTTGTGTCTTCGCAAGCTCTGTATCAACCTTTCCCATATCAACAGCAGAACCTGACACCATTTCACCATCCTGTGCTGTACGAGCAGCAGGAGCAACAACCTGTGCAGCCTGTCCCTGTGCAGCTTCAAGACCAGCAACAGCAGTTGTTTCAGGAGCCTGTGTAGCAGCAGCAACCTGTGCTTGTTGCGAGACAGTACCTTGCTCAGCTTGCACACCTGTCAGTGCTTGCTGCACAGCAGGGGCAGATGTTGCAGCAGTGATGGTGGGGGCAGTGATTGGTGTAGGAGCGCTAACACCCTGTGCTGTCACAGTAGGAGCAGCAGCGGCTGTGGCAGTTGGTCCAGCAGTGACGGCCTGTGCTGTCATACCGGGAGCCATGTCGGTCTGTTCTGCTGTGTAACCCGGTGCTGTTGTCATCGCTGGTGCAGCAGGAGATGCATTGGAGATGGTAGAAAGGTTGGTAGTGACAGAACCACCAGCTTGATACTTCTTAACAAACCCACCCTTAGCCATACGCTCAGCAAACTTAGAAGTGATAGCGCTGTAACGCTGCGAGTCAGACGGTGAAGCTGCCAAGAACTCATCGAACATCTGCATAGGACCGTCATAGCCCATCTTACGAGCGACAATCTCTTTTTGTTTTGCTGTGAAGCTCTTATCCATATTGTTTCCTATTACGCCACTAGACCGGGCAGATATACAGTTTTACCATCACGCTTAACTGCTGTCATCACTTGCTTCTTAAGATTGGTAGGATCATACGACACATGCACCCAACCACTGTCAGGTACACCCGGTGTATAAAACTCAAGTATCAATTGCGTGAATTGTAACGTATCTTTAATGTATTCAGCAAGCTCAGCATTAGCAACACCGGGTATCTCAATGTCAGCAGCTTGTCCTTTGCAGTGATCGCTAGTCAGACTACCACCAACCGAAGCATTCACTTGTGGACTACGATAGCCGCTATTAACTTTGACACCTTTAGCATAATGGTCACGTATAGGCTGCAACACATTGACGACCAACAGTTGTAAAGCTGAGATGACTTCTTGGGTAGGTTCATTGTTGAGTCCTTTGCGTAATGCTGTCTCACTCTGTGTCAATTCATTCAAGCTGAAGTTGGGTGATAGTTTCATTTGATCTCTTTCATTCTATCTTTTTGCTGGCTGCTATTGGAACTACCAAGCCAGAAGTTATAGACCGATGCAGTCTCACGAGCAAGCACACCAAGCAACATCATCATAATGTCAGAGCCTGTCAATGTAAGCCAACCAAGTGCAGAACCAATAAGCAAACTAAAGAAACCAAGCACTGTGACAATTGATAGAAACGCTGGCATATAAGACTTGTTAGTCTTTTGCATGTCTCTAGCGTCTGCTGTGTTAGCCGATGCAATCTTCACCAGTTCAGTTTCGTTAGCCATCTTAGCCAACTCACCGTCTTGATTCATCTTTAACAGATCAGCCTGTGCCTTAGCTCTAGCTTCAGGGTCAGGAATAAGCTTGTCAATGAGCTTACCGCCTATATCAAGTAGTGGTCCGAGTGCCAGCATCTTCTGTCTCCTGTTGTTCTGTGCTCTTTGTTTTAGGTGGCAGCATGTCGTTCAAGACATCTTTACCTTTAATGGCAAGCAACGTAGCCAATGAACCAAGAATGTATTTGCTCATATCAGACAACAGAAAGAAGAACTGTTTGTCAGCAGGTGCAATACCACTCATGGGTTGAGTCACAAACACCAAAGAGTACAGTGAGAAAAACACCATACCCATCACAGTGAGAGCAAACACCAAACCAATGACAAAGCGTAAAAGCGAATCAAGTTGTTCAGGTGTATATTTCACTTCTCATTCTCCATCTTCATGTCAGTGGGTTTGTTCAGTTGATCAGGACATACACCATTGATAGAGCACACAGGCCGTATGCATTCAGGCTTTTCCCAATTCTTAGGGTCTTGGCAGGCATAACGAAAGCGTTCGTCACAACCCACCAACAACACAGCAATGAATATCAGCTTCCACATTGAATAGCCTTGCAATAGATTAGGAGTTCAATACCACCCCACACCAATAAGAACATGGTGACGCCGCCAAGAATTAAAGCTGTCCACAATTCAATGTCTTCTCTTCGTTTCTTACGCGCCTGTATTGCGGCATCAGCGGCTCTACGTCTTGCTGCTTTGTCGTCCTCATCCATCTGCTTACGACGAGCAACAATCTTCTCCCACACATCCATGTTGTTGGGAAAGAACAAACCTTTAACTTGTTCTTCAAAGTTCTTAGCGTCTGCTAGGGCCAACTCAAGTTCTACAGCTTTACCCATGTTGCTGCCTTTGAAGCCACCTTTGTGAACTTCATCAAGCACCTTCACAGCCTCGGCCTTAGCGTCAAAGTATTTACCCAAGACAGGACCAAGGCTGCGAACATCGTCCACAGTCTTGGCAGCTTTCTTGACAAGATTGACCGCAGTTGTTACAGCAGCTAAGGCGGTGAACGGATCAATCATTTATGGTTCCACCAAGTGGCAACGCCAGCAACAATACCGACGATGAAGATGATGGGCTTAGCAGCCTTGGCAATCCATTCCAAAACAAGGAAGGCACCAGAGGCCGCTTCAAAGGCTTTGACAACACCATCGGTGTTCTTGTCAATCCTATCCACTTTAGCTTCAACAGCAACTAAGCGGTCATATATCTCTCGATGTGAGACTTCCACAGCGTCAGACATTACTCAGTCCTTATGCCGCCCAAGGTGTACCGCTGGCAACCTTCGGGGCTTTCTGAGCAGCAATGTTGTTTGCCAGAGCCAAGTCAACAGCAGCCACGCCTTCTTCGCCCAGAGATGCCTTCACCCACTCAACCACTTGAGCTTCTGTCAGTTGGTCATAGGGGATGTAGCTTTCTCCGGGTTGCTCTGTGAAGCCCACTGTGGAGTAGGTCGATGCGCTGTAGTCGCCATCGGTCTGTGATGCGGTCCAGTGAACGGTGACAACAAAGCCATCAGCGGTCAGGCGGTCCATGTTGGTGATTTTGAATGTGGTGGTCATGATGAGTCCTTTCGGGGGTTAAATGTTTGCGGCTGCAAGGCGAGCACGGAGCGATTTCACTTCGGCAATCAGGTTGGCGATGATTTCAGGACTGGAGTAGTCCATGCCTTGCATCTGTTCGCCGTCTTTTGTGCCTGTTGCCACGGGAGTGCGTGATGCTTCTTGTGCTTCGTGCGCGATCAAGCCAACAAACGTGGAGCCATCAGCCTTCCATGTGCCTTCAACAGGATTCAAGCTGTCGATGTATGCGCCGCTGTTGGTGATCGGGCCTGTGATGTTCTTCAGGCGGTAATCGGAGGAGGTGTTGTAGGCTGTGGAGGTTCCGTTGGTAAAAATTGTCCCAACAGCGCCGTTAGCATTTACAAAAGCAATATGCCCTTCGCTACCCGTAGTTGATCTTTGCGATTCAAACGTGTAAGAGGAAGCGCTAAAAGCCGTAATCATTGAGCCAAAGTTGGTGACGGTAGTCCCCACCAGAAAGCGACCGCTGGAGTCGATACGGGCGCGTTCGGAGCCGCCATACATCCATTTGAAACCTGCGTTGGAGCCAGCCCCTTGGAACGCCAGCAGGTTGTCTGTGTCTTGATAAACCCAGCATTGGTTCGTGCCGCCAATCGCGAAAGAAAGACCACCAGAGTAAGTCGATCCAGCAACGGCACTTAACGTAAGCCAACGACCATTGTTGCCGCCGTTATTTGGTGCAGTAGTACCAAGCGCCAAATTCCCACTCGCATCCAGCGTCATCGCCTGAGTAAAGCTAATAGCGTTACCTGCTGTGCCGGATGGGGCGGTGAACCACTTGTGATTGCCGTCCTCAATACCGTAAGTTGCAGCGTTGCCGTTGTTTCCGTATAGCCACAGCGGCCCTGCGCTATAAGTCAGAACAGCGTTACCAGCGAGATACGTCAACTCTGAACCGGTCAGAGATGCGGTTGCAGCAAACAAGCCGCAGCCAGCTTTACCCAACTCAAAAGACTTGTAATAAATCGACCCCCCAGCACTCGGAGTGACTCCCAAGCCGAGGTTGCCGGAGCCATCAATAATTGCTCGCTGCGTTGACGTTCCGGTACTGTCCGATGTGAAGAGCTGGAGTTCACCAGCAGCGTTGGCCGAAGACTTAACACCCTTGATTTGAGCTTCAATGTTTGCGCCAGATGTTCCGCTGGTGTAGCTGATAAAGTTGATTGTGCCGCCAACTCCTCCAGCAGCGGACGTGGTGTCCTGAATGGTGAAAACCGGAGTTGCAGATTGAATGTGCAACTTGTAGGAAGGCGAACTCGTCCCAATACCCAGACCTGTGCTGGTCAGGCGCATTTGTTCGGAGCCGCCAATGCTAAAAATGTGAGGGCCAGAACCTCCAGAAATAAAACTGGTGTTGTACGTCACTCCATTTGCGCCGCTTGATGTGCTTGGCGTGATGTCAATGGTTGCGCCAGATGCCCCGCCCCATGCAGACAAAACCCCTCCGCCGCCACTATTTGTTCCAGCACGAACGCCGCCCGCGCCGTTAACAAAGTTCGTCCCATCAAACGTCAGCGCAGACCCAGTGGTCAGGACTTTGGAGCCGTTGAGGTAGGCCACGCCGTTGGCTGTGCCGCCATTGTGCGTAACAGTGGAGGAGGTTGTCAGCGCTTCAGCACTAATAGTGCCAGTCAATGTAGGCGAAGCTGACATAACAACGTTGCCTGTACCAGTGATGGCGTTGCTTACCAACCCTTTAGAACCGTCAGAGAACACAGCACGAGAAGCTGTCAACGAAGACACAATAGGTTGCGCTGTAAATGTAGCAACACCTGTAACACCCAATGTACCGGAAAGTGTAGCGTTCTCACCACCGATAGTGCCAGTGAGTGTTGGCGAAGCCGACATGACAACGTTACCTGTGCCAGTAATTGCATTACTAACCAGACCTTTAGAACCATCGGTGAACACAGCGCGGCTGGCTGTCAACGAAGACAAGATAGGTTGTGCTGTTAATGTAGCCACACCAGTGACAGCCAAGGTGCCACCAATCGAAGCATTACCAGCCAAGAACAAGTCTTTAAACTTCAACGAGCTAGAACCAATGTCAACAGTGTTGGTGGTCTTTGGTGTGACAGTGGTAGCACCGACCACCACGTCCTGTGTCGGACCCAACACAAGAATGGGAGCGCCTTCACCAGTGGTGCCGTCATGGTTGTGACCAGTGGAGCTATTGAATGCTGCCTGAATACCATCGAACTCATTGTCGAGGTCGGTGGCGTTGATGATGTTGCCATCAGCAATGTTGTTAGTGGTGTCTGTACGGGTATAGCCTGCCATATGTTTTCCTTACCTAGTTAGTTATAACGCATTAGCGTCTATCGTGTGTACTATATTCAATGGTTGCAGCATCAAGAGAGAACGGTGGGTTCTGTCCATCAGAGACAAACTGAATCGAAACACTAAAACCTGAACCAATCAGTTGTGTCTCAAACTGTTTCAACAACTTGCTGCCATAAACTGTAGTGCCATACTTAGCGCCGCTGTTACCATAGAAACCTACAGTGCCTGTTTCGTTAGACAAGTTGATAGTGGCAGGCTGAATAGACCCTGCGTTGTCAAAGTCAAGCTTCAAGTTGACAGAGGTGGTAACACCGCCTTGTGGGTCTGTATAGAGCACCATCTTGTAGAACGTCTTACGCACACGAGGATCATTGATGTAAACAAAAGGTGTAGCAAACGAAGCGACAATGTTAGAGCCGTCAAAGCTATTACCACTCTCCATCTGATAGACAAAACCATCACTGTGAGCAAACACTAATGTCTCTGTCTGATTGACGTAGTCACCATCACAGACATAGGCTTTGATACCAACTGTCTCAGCCCACGACATAACACCAGTGTCGTTGCCGACTGTCTGTGTACCCATGATGCCTTTGGCGCTTGACGTAGACACGCTGCTGTTATACCCCAACAAACGGTATTGGCTTTTCTGCTTGATGACACAGCTTGCGAAAGACGAGCTAGACGCAATCAAACTTGTCATCTCCTGTTGAATAGGTTTAGACACCACACCCAAGTTGAAGTCGCCAACACGGTCTGTAGCGCTAAGCAGACGCAATCCTTCAGGACCGAGGAAGATGACATCGCCACCAATTTCCTCAACAGTGTCGGGAGCAACACAACCTACGTTACGTGTAATTGGTTGCAGCACAAAGTCTTGCAAAGTGTTGCCTGTCAACTGACTAATGGTTTTATCGGTGAAGATGATGAGGCTTTCACGGAACACGATGAGTGCTGTGATGGCTCCACCAACATTGATGACACCTGAGCCATTGGCAGCAGAGAAGTCTGAGTCGGTGTAGGGTGCAGTGAAGATGACGGTTTCACCTTTAGCAAAGAACATTTGGTTCTTGTGATAGACAACAAACTCAGCACCAACTACATCAGACGGAGCAGACGACAATGCAGTGAAGGTTGTACCGTCCCATGTGAAGGGGAAGTTGTAACCATCAACACCCATCACTTTGTCTACACCAGCAATACGATATTTCGCTACACGAAGCTTGCCACCGTTAGCACGGCTAACAGACTTCCAAGTGATGGCAGCGTTGTTGGCTGGACTAGACGCTAAAGCGGGATAGATGGAGATGGATGCGGCAGTGGAGGTGACAGTTGGTACAGCCAACACTGTATATACCAAAGCAACACCAGCAACAATGAAGGTGTCACCAATCTGTGGAACGCTAGTCAGGCCGTCAACAGCCAATGTTGTTCCTGTCTGAGAGCCGCCATTGACCAACACAGTGCCATATACAGGCTTGTTGATTTTGGTGTAGCCTGAGCCAGTGGTGGAATAGATGTCACCGTTGCGATAGGCCAGCACAGTATCGTTCCAAGCAACAACACCCTTGATGAGTCCTGTATGGCTGGTAAAGGTGATGGCTGCTTGGTCGGCAGGGCTAGACGCTAACGATGTTGTCAGTGTAAGCGTTGCTTGCTTGTATGTGCTGTTGTAGCTAACACCAGCAGTGGCAATTGTGTAGGTGCCTGTAACACCAGCAATGGTGAAGGTGTCGCCAACTACAGGAGCAGCAAACAAGTTAGAGACAAGCAATGTTGTCCCTGTTTGGCTACCACCTTGTACCAACGGCTCACCATAAGCTGGAACGAAAGAGCTTGAGTATTTGTCAAAACCTTCGATGCGACGATAACCACCGTCCACTGAAGGCTCAAAGTTTCTCAGCAGTCGAGCGCTACCGGGTGCTTGAGTACCATGCTGTAGAGGCGACAGGTTTGACACCAGTCCTCCACGAAACTCAAAAGGATATGTCTGCCATCCGTCAGCCATTATTTAACCCTTTCACCGAACGCAGAGAACGATGTTTGGTTGATGGCGGTAGAGCGCATGTAGCTGACACGATTGACCAGCATAGTACGCATACGCTTAATGCCTTCTTCAAACTTATTCTTAGCTAAGTTGGCAGCTTGTTCATTGCTGCGAAACATGTAAGCGTGATACATAGCACCATCAATTAGAACATGCTTGAAACGCTCAGGAACAGCAGGAACATCTGTGTCGTTGAGAAGGTCTACCGGAACCCTGTAGTATTCATACACCACTTCATAGGTTTGATCAGGAGCAGGAACAACCAACCACTCCAAGCTAGGAGCATGAACAATGTTCTTAGGGATGGTGAGCTTTGAAGTGTCTGTGGAGTATTCTTGATCTACAGCTTTTTCAAGGTAGTCTTCATACTGCATGATGGACAACTTCACTGTGTCATTACCCAATGTGCTGTCAGCTTTGATTCGGAAAGTGTCGAAGTCAATGGTGGATGCATCAGATGGGAAAGCGTAACGAGTGATACCAACCGACAACGTATCTTCAGCAATCACATGATTGAAAGGCCAGTCTTGACCAGCATCATAAACATCACGTAGCGCCGCATTGACAGAGTCTTTAACTTGCGAATAGAAACCAGTGGCGGTGTCAAAGTTTGCAGAAGTCAGTTCAACTTCGTTAAGTCGTCTGTTCACATCATTGACCAACCCAATGTAGTCGTATGCCATATCATTGTTCCTTAATCTTCAAACGCACAACACGTTCGGCAACATTGCCTGTGCTGTCAGCCATACGGCATGTAAACTTGTAGTCGTAGTTGTTAGTACCTAAGCCGAGATTGATCGTGGCTACACCATTGCTGATAGTTTGTGCAACGTTCTGAATACCGTTGACGGTAGAGCCAGCAGTGATAGCTGTAGCAACACCGTCAGCATTGTCAACATACCAAGTGATGGAACTAATAGTCGCACCATTAAGAAACCTAGACCAGTCAATGCTGTAGTCTAGTGTTTCATCTTTGTCCTTTGAAGGCCATTTAAACGACATATACTTCCTCTATTCCTGTTTAAGCTACCAAAGCTGATCGGTCAGACGAGCTAGGCTTTCTATACGTGTACACTTTTCTGTCTTCGCTCGACACGTGTATAGAACGTGTCGATGGTGTAGACACTCTATCAACATATACCGTTCTGTCTTGCGCCGCTACAACCACTGTCCTGTCGCTGCTGCTGCTACGTCTGTCAACACTGACAGTTCTACGTCTATCGTACAGAGCAGCAATGGCGTTGTAGTTGAAGACAACAGTAGTTATACCAACAGTGCCGACAACACCAACAGCAAAGACCCCATCAAATGTTGGCTGAGCATTCTCTGCAATGGCAACACTACCTAATGCAGACGTTGCAGCTACACCGATGAGTTCATAAACGTTATCGGCTGCAACAACTACACCACCTAACAACGCCTGTGCAGCAATACCAGTCAACAAAGTGTTGGCGTTTGCGACAACAACCATGTCACCAACAGCGCCTGTAGCAGCAATACCGTCTACAGGAATGCGGTTGATTGATCGAACATCAACTTCACCAATCGAGAACGAAGCTTCAACACCTGTTAGGTCTGTGTTGGCATCAGCAGCTATGGTGAGCGAGTCAACGAAACCTGTAGCACTGACACCAGAAAGAAGCGTTGTCGCTTTAGCAACGACTGTTGTATCACCGACAACACCTGTAGCAGCAACACCATCAACAGAGAACCTGCACCCTAAGCTGAACGACACATTGTCATTCAACACGGCAGAGGCTTGAACACCTGTGACGCTTGTAACAGCTACACCAACAACACCTACACTGCCTACAATGGCAGGGCTAACTAAGCTGACAACAACGTGGTTGGCATCACCTGTAATGACAACACCACTATCTGACGTAGCAACACCAGCTACACCATCAGGTGTATAGGCTACATTGCTAACACCATAACGGGAGACACCATAGGTGCCTATACCGTATATAGCGCCAGAGCGTACAGTTGTTGCCATCTATTAAGCAATACGAATGATAGCATTAGAAGCGTCTGCTGTAGGCATCTGGATGACAAAGTCACCGTTGGTCGATGTCTTGTCACCACCGAAAGAGATGACAGCAACAGCGTCAGTGGTGCCGGAACCGCCGTCAGTGGTGGTGTTGTAAATGAGAGCGCCAGCGGCTGTGATGGTGGCATTGGGCCACGTAGCATCAGCGAAGTCGATGAAGGCTGTGGTGCCACTGGTAGCAGGATCGATGTTGGTCAATGCGATACCACCTGCGGTGTAGCCTGTACCAACAACTTCGTTAGAAGTGGTGTAGTCTGTGGTGGCTGCGTCGAGCGATGCAGACGATGTATACAAAGCAATCTTGAAAGTGTGACCACTAGAGGCATTGAAGTCGTGCTTACGCTCCAACAATTCTTTCTTGAAGCTGGTGCAGAGTGCGGAGGTGATAGCCATAATATTTCCTAGTTATAAACAACAAAAGGGAGAGCCTTGTGGAAGACCCTCCCTCTTAGGTCAGCCTAAAAGATTAGGCCAGTTGGTCGCGGTCAACTTCGTCGGCAGCAATGCGGCCATCGACATTCATCAACACAGCCCACACACGAGCAGCACCAGAGGTAGGAGCAGTGGTGGCAGTGGCGATGGTGAGGTCAATGGTGTCAGCAGTAGCGCCAACAACGATGGGTTGGAAAGCAGCAGCGTTCTGTGCATAAGCACCAGCAGCAGCGGCGTCAGCATCGAAGCCGTCAACGAACACGTCAGCGTCAACGCCAGTGCCCAAATCGAAAGTGGTGTCGTTCGACTCACCACCGAGGACGGTAGTGATTTCGAAACCAGCATTCAAGACGACAGTGTTAGCAGGCACAGAGATGCACTCGATAACGTCAGCAGCAGCCAAGGCAGAACCTTTGGCAGTTGCGGCGGCAGCGAAGTCGATAACTTTATCGACCAGATAAGGCACGGAGCCAGCGGTGCGACCAGCGGTAGCGCCAGCAGCAAGAGTTGTAATGGTAGCCATTTTAAATTTCCTTTATGTGTAAATATATAAACGGGGAAGCCTTGTGAGCCTCCCCTGTTTCATCAGGCCACGTTGTACTTTGCAGTCACGATGGCTTCGCTACGCAGGATTTTGCGACCATACAGGTGCATACCGCGAACGATGTCAGCGAAGCTGTCGGGGTCACGATATGTCTCAGTCTTTGTCAACTGTTGAGCAGTTGCCACAGCAGAGTCATGACCGGCGATGATCACGCCAAAGTTGGTGGACTGAGCAGAAGTGCCGGAAGTGCCGGGACCAGTACCGATCTTAGGAGTGTTGTTCGACACATAGATACGGAAGCCGTGCAGGTTGTTCAGGATCAGGCCGTTTTGCAGACCGGAACCACCGAAGTCACCATTCAACAGGCGGCTGTCTTCGTCCTTCAACATCTCAACGAACACGGGGTCAACGACCAACCAACGACCTTGAGTGTCAACGAACTGCTGATCCAACAGACGACCCATACGGGCAATCACGGTCAGGGGAGACACAGTGGTAGTGGAAGCGGCTGTAGCGCCGGGGAAACGTGGAGCGAGAGGGATGGAGTCACCAACAGAACCAGCAGTAGTCAGGTTGCTGAAGCTAGGACGGCTCAGCTTCATGCTCGACAACAGTTCGTCAGCACCAGCAGAGGCCACAGCTTTAGTGCCGGGAGCAGTGGTACGGGCGGTGTCGCCAGCGGTGTGCTTGGCAGACTGCTGATAGCCCGACAGATATGCCAACACGTCTTGGTCATAGTTGTCACGCAGACGATAGGCAGCGCGGTCCGATGCCATCTGCATGAAGTTCACATGCGAGTGAGCAGCTTCGATGTCATCGATTTTGAAGGCGTAGTAGTTCGCTTGGTCAACAACCAAGGTGAAGTCTTCGTCGTCGAGGTCTTGCGCGGTGATCTGAGTACCACGAGCGTAAGCTTGGACTGACACCTCAGGTTCCTTCACGACCTTTACACTGTCGCCCATATTAGCGATCTCACCAAAGAAATCGCTATTGGTGATGTCTTCAACTGTAGAAGCTTTACGGAATGCAAGCTGTACTTGCTTGGAATAAATAACTGGCGAAAAATTGCCATTGGGCAAATTGCCGTGACCGACTGCGGATGGAAAAGCCATGATAAGTTCCTTATAGATAAATGTATGGCATATACTAAAATACGCTCACTCAAGTTCCACAGGGCTGTATCAACTAGGTGTATGACAAACC